TGGACAAGTATTCGAACTGTTCGTGAGACGAGTATCCATGCGTCCCAGCTTGGATATTCTTGGGCGTTTCCGTTTCTCCTCGCAGCGAATAGCTGGCAGTCGGGGACCGTTTGAGAAGGCGAAGTATGGCACTATTCAGCCGCTGGCCTGCCACGACCAGCGGTGCTTCGGAAATAGTGGCGAGCCGTTTCTTTTGGCCGCGCTCTCTAATCACGAGAGGACGCATCAAAGGGGTCCTGCCTCCACAGAGGTAAGACTTCAGATCGTCTTCCGCGATCGATTGGACGACGCGGTCAAGAGCTATAGCTTGCAAACCTACCGGCAGTTCATCCGGAACTGCCTTGATGGACTCACCTTGTGCAGGCACTGGAATGCTTGTCATTGGCACCAGGTCCTGGTTGGGGCGTAGGAAGTCCTCCAAAGACATGTTGGCCAGGTCACGGGAAACCGTGACCAGGGTCGGCTTGTCGGGCTCTCCTGCCTCAATGAATGGGTGCGTTCCCTCAGGGGTCCTTTTACTTGCACGAATTTCTTCGGCAAGTGCTCGGTCCCGGTAGTAACCATAAGTACCTCCCTTCGCTTTACTGCGCTCGAGACAGGCCGAGACATTAAGTTTGAGACCGCCAAACAAGGGAAGGCGGTCCTTTTGTCTCAGGTCCTTCTGGTAGAGGGACGACATCAAGCTTTTGGCAAAGTTATAGATGTCGTCAAGGATTTCGCTTGGTGGCGGTGGTTCTTCGGACCAAAGTCTCTCCGCCCACTCTTCGAGTTCGGCATCATCGTTCCCCATTCGTGGGGGCGGTAGTGACCGACCGAGAGAGGAAAAACACCAAGCGGCATGCCTTGTCCATGCACTTCGCAAGGAACCTCGAAGGAAGCTAGATAGCAGCGGGACTTGTCCTTCTGCTTCTGGCTGTCTTGTATCTCCTACCGCGTTCATCTGTGCATGCGTGGCCCAGACCTTTATGGCATTGGCCGCCGCGTGCGGTCCTTGATGAGTCACAGTGAGCAGGAACCATTCGGCTAATAGCTGTAGCCCTTCGTACGCTGACCTCGCATGAGGTGACGACGACGGGTTGAGAGCAGTTATAGTCGGCATGCTCAGATGCAACGCGGAGCGCAGCAGTGTCCAAATTCTCTCAGAATGTTGAGCATCCTCGCCTTTAGTTATAGAGTCTACGTGGGGGCGACTTACGCATGCCCTCACACTCTGCGGATAAAGGGAGCCTGATACCTCACGGTACTTGCTCTTCCGTACGAGTTGGACAAATCGTTGGAGC